CATAGCTGCGGCCCATTTAGCATGATTTATAGCAACAATCATTCTGTCCTTTGCAGTAGCTGCTTTACTTTCAATAATACTTTGTTTTTGTGGTTTTATTTCTACTACTTCTGCTACTTTTTTGCCAAACTTGTTTTCATAAACTACAAAAAAATCAGGGACATATATGGTTGGTTTACCTGTAAAAGGATGCTTATATGGAATTCGTAATGCTTCACTGGCCCAATATAGTACATTATTGTGAGTATCACAAAATGTCATAAACGTAAGTTCCCAACCTGAACGATACTTAGGAGAATGTTTTCCTATATATTTTTGAGGGTTTTTTGGGGTATAAAAACCTTGTGCCCATTTTCCCATATCATTGTACTATATTTCTCGCTACAGGTATATTAGGCCTAGGAACAATGCTTATTCCATACAAAGAAGTTTTCGACTTTAAACTATTTAAATAAAAACAAATTTTTTTATTCATTTGTAATTTACTACCGCTACCCTGTAGTTCATCTAACAAGTCTAATACATTTAATCCGGTTTCGGTAGCCGCTCTAAATAAAACTGCTGTAAAATTTTGTGCTATGCTATTAGTTGCACATACACTAGAAAAATATCCATATACAATATCAAATTGGTCAGCACCAACTATTACATCAGTAGAATAAAAAGAATCAAAAATTCTAATAGTTCGATCTATGCTGGATCTATTATCTATTATTCTAGCCACTAGTTGCACCTATATATGTTACTTGAGAACCTGCATAAGGATATAGCCCCACTCCCTTAGGATATTGAATTGCTAACATTGTGGGATATCCAGCACCTGGATTGGGTGTGGATTGACCTACAGGATATAAAGTAGATATATTTCTATTATAATTTGGATTATTTCTTAATGTTACTGACAATGCTGCCACAGATTGTAATGGATCTGAAGTAACTAACCCAGGTGTTTTTTGATAGTTATAAGCTACGTTTGGATTATTTAACATGTTATACCCTTTTATTATTGATTCATATAACCACCGGCCGGTGGAATATAATTACTGTTTCCTGCAACAGGACTATTATTACCCTTCGGCGTAATAGGACTTAATATTGTGTCGTATGATTCAGTTAAACCAAATCCTTGAACAATATTTCCAGGGGTTTTGCCATCCATAGCACCTGCATTATAAACTACAGTTTCATATCCTAAATCCATTTGAATATCCATTGTACCACCGCCTTCTGCATAGCTATATGTATCATGATTCAATGAATTAATAATTGGATTAATTAGTGTATATGCAGTAAATTTATGTTGATTAAATCCAAATATAGTAATATTTTTAAAAAAAGGAATTTTAATTAAACTAGGGTTAGGACTTTCTCCCCAATAACCCCAATTATTATTACCAACAATATTATCTGTATTTGTGTAAATGTTTCTATAATTGTAATTAGCATCTGTTGCTGATTGCACAGACCCGCCTCCGCCCTGAGTTGGTCTAGCAATTCCGCCTCTAGCACCTTGAAAGACAGCACCAAAATTTGAACCATCTTTATAATAGTATGTATAATATGCATCCCATAAACTGGTAATCATATTATCATTATCATCATGAAAATTAATAGTAACAGGATTGTATTTGATTTTAGTTTGTACAATTCTTTTTCTATTATATTGATTAAGTTCAACCGTGTTTATTTGATAGCTAGGTAGTTTAACACTTTTAACTACAAGACCAAAATTATCACCAGTACTTATATTTTGATCATATGCGGTTTGGTTAATTTCAAAATATACATGAAATAGAAATTTAAGTTTAGGTGCTCTTTGGTAAACACCAGTTCTAAATATTTTTGCTGCGTGTTGTGCATCACGCAGATTTGCGCCAGCAGGAGAATAAGTTTTACCGTCATTTGAAGGACTGGGTCTGCCAGTCCTTCTTTGTAAGTTCTCCCCGTTAGAATTAGCCATCCGTTACCTTATTAGGCTACGCTTGTAGCTGTATCTGTTGGGTTTCTTTGTGGTTGTGCTACCTGTCCTACGCCTTGTTCGACTCCATTGTATCCTGTTTGAATGGCGTTGTCGAATTGTACTGTCAATGCTATTTTGATATCTTCGCTAGTGCCGTAGTTAACTGTGTTATAATTAACTGCTTCTAGGTAACAGCCAACTAAATACCATGTTTCAAGTATTTGCGGCGCTGCAACTCCATTACCACCGTCTAAAATTTCTAAAGTCATTGAAAACTTATAATCACTTGCAGACGCAGCACTGGCTTGTTCTGCCATATCTAATTGCCTTTGAACTTGCGCGCCGATCGCTCTAGATACTGCACCTGAAGCATCATCACGCACATTTATAGACATTGTTTGCCATGTATGCTTACCTGCCATATAAATAGTAGAGTTATATACTGGCAGTGTAATCTTAGCAAATGAAAGATTTGGTCTGGAACAATCAACAACTTGGCGTGTTAATTCAATACCATCTCCATCACCAAAATTGAAAAAGTTTAGACGGTATCTAAACTGTAACTTTGGCATCAATAAAGTCTGATTACTAGCATTGGTATCACTTGCTGACAGATTAACTAGTGTTTGTGAGGCTATCGCCATTTTAATTTCTCCTGTTAATATTATTTATCTTTTATTAAGGGGCATTTCTGCCCCTTAATTTTTATAGAGCTGCTAACTCACCTGTATTCAAAATACGAACCGGGACATAGATGAATTCAGCTGCCTTAACAGGCTCAATTGCAACGTCTACCCAAAGCTCATTTCTATCGATTCTAGCAGGAGTGTTATTCGACTCGTCACATACAACTAGATAATCATAGATACCGCGTTTTGCTTGCAAATCAAGCATTAACGATGTTACTACGTTTGCAATTTGACCTCTAGTAAATGCATCATTAGGTTCAAACACGAACGGCCGTGCTGCAATAGTTAGTTGACGACGAATATACGCAATTAATCTTGCAACGTTGGTTCTATCTAATGCACTTTGTGAATCAAAGCTTGTTTTATTACCATAATTCAATAAGCCATTTCCGGTAAAGAAAACCAAAGGATTTATGAAGTTAATGTATAATACATCACGAATTCCTATTCTAGTTTTACTAGGTTGAAATTCGCCTGTAGTTCTATTTACATAACCGATGTTTGCTGCATTGTCAATAATGCCTCTTCTTGTACCTGCTGCTGCTAACCAAGGATAAGCAATATTGTCATTGCGTAAGAAAGTACGCAACATCATGTGTGATGCAGGAACTGCTACTTCATTACCTGATAAATCAAATGCTATTCCACTTGGATAAAACAAACCTAAGAAAGTATTGCGTGTTACACACCCTGCTTCACCTGTGCTTGTTGCATCTGCCGCGTTTGTTGCCCATGCTTGAATATCAGTAGCACTATCAGGCAATCCTAATGGTGTATCACCTAATATATAACCTGTTTCACCACGATCGGCATTTAACACTACCATATTAGGTTGTAATTCAGGGTAATTAGGAGTAGCCATTAAGTTAAAGAAGTTGTCTTCGTCACGAATAGCCGGATTAGTATCAATCGCGGATTTTAATGATTCTACAACCATTGCTCTTTGAGCTTTTCTACCCATATATGGACTACCATTAGATTGTAAGCCACTTGCCGATACCCATGCATCCCGTTGAGTAGGTAATGTTTCTCCAGGGAATCTGGCTGAGTTAAAATAATTAACTCTATATTGTTTAACATTATAACCCGAACGGCGTGTGTTAAACAACAGCATTCCTATTGGAGATAAGCTTGAACTTGGCGCATCTAAATCTAAATAATTACTGATTAACAAACTTGCTATTGATGGAATAGGGTCATCCGCTGGATTAACATTACCGCTAGTTGCCCAACGAGCATCAGCAAATAATATTCCAGTACTATTAACTTGATCTGTATTGTCTATTAATACCCACATATCTTCTCCGTCAACTTGTTGCCAACGAGAAATTACAGGATAATCTTCTAGATTAGTAGTGTCGATCCAAAGATCACCGTAAACTAACGATGTTCCATCGCTTTGTGCAATTGGTTCAGTTGGGCTTACAATGGGACCAGCTGGATCGGTAGTATTACTACCTGTAGGGATAGGAAAGCCATTAGAATCATAGTTAGTATTCTTATAGCCCCTCCATCCGTTTGAGGTGTTTACCATAATATCAACTTGATTTACTACACTATAGAACCAGTTTGTATTATTAGCAGGTGCTGCTACTGGTGCACCTTCATTAGCTGTGTAATCAAATGCTACCCAATTACTTAATTCTGTGGAGAAACTTGAAGCAGGTGCACCACTAGAATAGGCTACTGAAACTATATCCCCGGTCCCGCCACCAATTTCAGCAACTAATAGTACTAAGTTATTTGCAGGGGATTGACCACCGAGTTTAGTTCCTAAAACCGTAATAGTATCACCTACATTGTATCCAGATCCAGGATCAGAACCAACAGAAATATCTATATAGTTTCCATATGATGTAACATTTATTAGAGCGTTCAAACCTGCTCCACCTGTAACAGGGACATCAATAAATTGATTAAAATTAGAAGCTCCTTCTTTAACACCTATATCTCCAACATTGAATCCAGCTTCTGCTAACAAGCCAGAAGATACGCCTTGGGGTTCATTTCTAATTGTACCTACCGTAAATGAAAGGTCATTTGATCCAGATGCTCCGCCTAAAACACCCCCGTCAATAGATAGCGAGTCACCAACAGCGTAACCCGAACCTGGAGTAGTGATTGTTATTGTGGTGTTACTACTACTATAAGTTGTACCTGATCCTGTTTTAGTTACAGTAGCACGAGCACCAGAACCACTGCCTGAATCTGTATTAATAGCTACATTAGTATATGTTCCAGCAGCAGAAATACTAATTCCTGCAATACTGCCGGAATTGTCTGTCAACATTATACCAAGTACACTACTTACGTAAGTATCATCCAAAAGAATTACACCGCCCTCAGTATGTGTTAATTGAATCGCACCATTACTTGCTACACTAGCAGTAGTATAATTAATAGCGGCAGCCGACCATGCAGTAACAAAATCACTAGCATCTGAATTATTACCCAAAGTTACATAATATATGCTAGATGTTGTGGATGAACCCGGGATAGAAACGGCCGCCTTAAAGGTATAGGGTCCATTTGTAAATGTTGGACTAGTATTAGTCCCAGTAACCACTGTAGGACCAGTGGCATATCTTTCCCAAAAATATACGGAATTAACTATTGGGGTATCTACAGTACTATATTGGGCATACACTGTTCCCGCTGGTATAGTTTTACCACCTCTAGAATCTAATGCTGCACATGCTGCCCAATCACTGGTATATAAAGCTACATTTTTTTTAATCCAAGATGCGGTTACTGCGTCATATTGAGAAACAACTGGATTTAATCCATTGCCTGCGGATCCAATTTTCATCCATACTGAACCAGTAGGCCTAGGAAAGCTTTGTCCAGTTTGCCATAACGGCTGCTGTGCTGAAGTTCCCCACTGTAATATAGGTGGATAATAATCACCTTCACTAATTCCTAAATCATCAAGTACTGTCCCTGTCGGTGAAGATATTAAAATGTATTGAGAGTTTGGAGATCCATTATTTGGTGTATTTGAATAAATAAATAATTTTCCGTTTGATGAGCCGGCACTCAACTGTGCCCATCCTAAACTATTAATTGCCAATACTATAGCATTGACATTTGATTGACCCCCACCTGAATTAGGAACAGTAATAGTAGCAGTAGTATTGACTGTCGGAGTGACATTATCATCTATTAAAGAAATGTCAAATGTGTCGCCGGCTGTTAAAACAGGACTAGACTCAGTACCTTGAATAGTGGGCCAATCCATTGCCCAGTCCGATGATCCAACTGGTACCCATACATTATAAGAGGTTTTATAAAAAAATTCTTGGTCACTCATTGAATTTAATTGATTAGCTATTACTGCATAATCACCAATATTTCCTATACTAACAACAGGTATACCTCCGCTTATATAATCTGAATCTGTAATTACGATAGGATTCTGTAAAGTAAATTGTCCAGTTGTAGCATTAAATTGGTTTATGCCCCATGTTGAGTTTGTAGTATCTAACCACCATGAACCATTCTCAGGTGCACCAGTTGGGCGACCTGTTTGTCCTACTAAACTAGCTAAATCAATATCTGCTCTTAATACATAACAACGGTTA